GCCACCCCACTTCTTAACTGAGGATTTAGCATGTTCTGATGGATGTGCCATATTAATCTCCAAGAGTACCTTCTACATCAGTATGTACTGATTCTGTTACATTAACATAATGATCACCTTTATATTTATAATCTTCTGTAGAAATAAATATAACGCCACCACCACCATCATTGTTATACCAGTCATCTGCATTATCTGCTATACTGTATATTTTATCTTGTAATAATTCAAATAGATCATTTTCTATATCAGCTAGTACAGCATCTTCTTCAAGTTGTGGAAGGTCATCCTTATTTTCTTCAATAACACCGCCTCTTTCTACTAGATACATTTCATCTATAGCACCACTATCACCACTACCGCTATATCTTGCATATATATGAGAGTATCCTTGACTAGCAAGATTAAATAGTACATGTGTAAAACCGCTATCTAAAGGGATTGTACAGCTTATTTCTTTTTTTTCTTCACTCATTTTTCTTCTGTTTATAAAATGAACCAAGGATGTTACCATTAAGATACATATCATGCTCTAATACTTCATACTTAAACTGATGCTTTACCTCTTGGTAAGTCAATTCAGTTTTGCTATAGCATATTTTGAGCATAGTTCTCTTCATTTTTACTCCTTCTTTCTGTGCTTTTTTAAGCACTTCATTACTACTGTAATAATTGTTGTATGCAGTTTTAGCTACATGCTCATAAGCTTTCTTTCTTTTGTCTACAGGTAATTTCTTTTTACTAAGCTTCTTTTTTATAAGAGCTTGAAAGTTCTTCTTACCTATATAAGCTACTGATTTACCATCAATAACTGCTTCGATCATGTAGATGAAACCTACTGCTCCTGGCGGGATGTCTTCATCCTGGAACTGTTTACCATTGTATATCCAACTCATGAGTTATCTCTTTCTTGAGCATTCAATGCCTGAGTTATAATCTCATCTTTGAGTTCATCTGTTAATGTTTGGATTGGTAGGCTGAATAGCCACTTCTGAAATTCGTCCATTATATTTCTGAGAATTTTTGGTTAATACATTCTTCTGCTACTGTCATATCAGCTATATCCGGAGACTCAGCCATCATCACAATCCTAGCAGCTTCTTTGTTAGTGAGTACTTTCATACCTATAAGTAGACCTAACTTAATAAGTACAAAAGCGTGCCTTTCTCTTTTAGAGATCTCCTCAAAATTTGTATCTGGTTGAGGCGCATTGTAAATAGGTGCTAATCCTGTAATCATCATTTGTTTCATATAATCTGTTAGCGATACTCCTGGTGGAATATTAGAGTGATCTATTATTGCCATTACTCTGCTATTACTGCTTGTTTCATTAATTTCTCTTTTAGCATAGGAGTCAAGGTTTCCCTTACCTTGGTTAGAGTTGTATCCCTTACTGAATCTGATAGATCTTTGGACATCTCTAGGACAACATAAGGTAAGTCATACTTTTCTTTATACTTTTTCATGGATTCTAATCCTGCTGGATCATTATCAAATAGAGTACAGATTCCTTGATATTTATGCTTAAGTGCTGTTATTACATGCTCTTGTATCATTGTGTTTTCACTATCCGGTGCAATGGCTTCTGCATTCTTGTAACCAAGTTTTGTGAAAGCCATAATATCTTTTAATGAACTACAAATGATTAAATATGGCACCTTCATTGTAAGCTGATCCATACCTTGGATGTAATCTTGTACTTTGATGAACTTATAGTCTTTCACTAAAGGGTGATAGATTTTATAGAGTGTACCATCTTTCCGGAAGTAACCATACATGTTAGTACTTTTAATCACTTGTTCTGTGATAGAACCATCTTCTTCTTTTTGTAATTTATAGTCTGATAAAGGAGATACTTTATAAAATTCTAATAGTTTTGATCCTATATTGAATTTACTCCAATATTTATCATCAAAATTACTCCAAGATCTTATAGTAAAATCTACTACTTTATACTTAGACTTTTTCTTGAATTGTCTAATGCCATCATCTTTATTGTTAAGAATAAAAGCATTATAATCTTCAATAATCTTATGAGCAGTCTCACCTCTTGTAGTAAGCTTTGGTTCAGTAAGCTCCATAATTAAGTTAATTGCATCTCCTGATTTTCCTGTTGAAAAATCTTTATACTTATAAGTATTATTTGATGCATAATATATGCACATTGAGGGTGTTTTATCATTTTTATTGAACACGGACTTTATCTTTATATCTTGTCCTGTTAACTTTTCTTGCAATTGTAAATAGTGTTCAAATATCCATTCTCTTGGAACCTCTGTTATTTCTGTAATTAGTGATTTAGTTCTCAGCATGCTTCTCTGTTAAATATTAATAATCTGGTGATTCTGTATTTTTGACATAACTGATTATATAAAAGGGGAGACTTAATTGCCTCCCCTTATTAATTAAAGTTCAAAATCAGAACCTGCTTTAGAGTCTCCAAACCCTTCTACTTTTTCTTCTTTCTTTTTGCGGATATGATTTGCTTCATTGTATTTAATTAGCTTTGATACTTGTACATCATCTTTCTCAATAGGTGTTCCATCTTTAGAATACTTAGGTAAAAATAATTCATGAGCTTTGTATCCTCCGCGATTGGTGTACTCCTTACCAGCAATGCAGAATCTAAAGAATTGATCTTTAAAAGGCTTTTCTTTATTAAAAGCTGTATAGATAGATTCAATTGTAGGATGTTTATCATCCTGAGCATCAAACCATTTTACACAATCAAAACTTGTGCATAATTGTTTAAGGAATTTCATCATTTCTGAATCTCTGCTAACAGCTATACCACTTTTAGTTTCACCATCTGCAAAAGCCCATTCTGTAGCTTTTACTACACCTACTTTACCTTTATGGCGACCTAGAGATTCATTGTTTTTATCAATGAAAAATCCTTGGAAGTCATCACCTAAGTCTTCACCTTCTAGATGAAGCATTACATTCAATGCTCCCTCTTTAAACTTGAATTCCTCAAGAGTTACATTATTAATTTTACATAGATTTGTTCCTGGTTCTAATGTCTTTGACATTCCACCATCTCCACCAGTTTTGATGTTTTTTGTACTTAAGTTACTCATATTGTTTTTTTTATTTGGATTATTTTACTTCTGTATGGGTTACATCTATTATTTCTTTGATAGTACCATCTTCATTACGCTTCACAGCTATCTCCGGGATATTGAAACTATCAGTTAACTCTTCTGTCATGTACAAACCTAATAATAGATCTGAGCCAACACGATTAGCACCTTTTGCTAAACATCTTGCATACAACATCTCTTTAGGCATCCGCTTCCAGTTATCCTTAGTATTTAAACCTTGGCCGGTTGCATCTATCCATGTAAAAGAACAAGTTTCTTCTATACCATCTCTGATAAATACAATAGTAGTTCTTCTATCCATAGGATTTTCTGCTATATCTTTTCTCATCTCAGTTACAGAACCATCTTTGTAAACATATACACCATCTTCTTTAGTATAGAATTTTACACCACCTTTTCTTAGTAAAGCATTAGTTGCTTTTGCACTTAAGCTTAATTTACCTTGAATAGGAATAATGTAATGGAATGCCTGCATTGTAGGAAATCCTAATTCTTTACCCATCTGTGCGATAGTGAATGCTTGCTCTACAGTTTTTATGTGAGCCGGAAGTTGTTTTGATTCAATGAGGGTTGCTAGAAAGTTTTTTAACTCTCCATCCCCTGCTACTGTAATTTCTTGTCCCATTACTTATTTTTTATAATTATGTTTAACCATTCTTTATTGCTAACTGGTTTGTTAAGCATGATTGCTGCTAAATCACGAATAGTCATCTCATTAAAGGGAGGATCTGTTTCTGGATTAGGTAAACTAAAATCTAAAGCTGGTTTTAATTTTACTTCTTTTTCTGTGGTAATCATAGCCTCAGGACTAGTTTTTTTGATTACTTTGAGTTCTTCTACAGGCACTAAATATCTTATGTGTCCTGTACCTTCTGTAGGCTCTGTTTTTTCATATTCCTCTTCAAAGTGCGGGTTGAACTTCCATAAATATAGAGTTCTTTCCGGATCTTCTGGAACATTGTTTCTGTCTGTAAATTCTAGGTATACATCTTGTCCTCTGCTTATCTCACTATAGAAAAAGCTTATATACAATTCTGTTTTACCTGAAGGCCTATAGGCCAATTTAGGGATTAGTGAATAATCACTTACTCCCAATTTTTCCATTGCTGCCTTATGAAATTCTTTGATTTTCTTAAGGTTTTCTTTCTTGTCTTCTGGACTACTTACTGTTGGTATACTCATTATGTTCTCATTCTTCTTTCTTGCTTACCTGGTGCTTCCATTTCTCCTATTTGCATCTTATGAAACATAGTTCTGAAGAAAGCAGTTCCTGTTTCTCCATTTCTGCATTTTAAAAAATGCATAGCTAAGATTGTTGGATCTTGTTGTATTATAAATCTCTCTACACCATAATAGTTAAGCTTTTGCTTACCTGGTAGATTAAGACCTATTAAAGTATCTGCATGTTGTAAT